TCTCTCCTTTCTTAGGCTATTCTACTAACTGTTAAGTTAGCATTTTGTACGCTAATAGGTTGTGCTGGTGTAGCACCGTCTGCTTCTGATGTATTCTCTACTGAGATATTAAAGCAGCAGCCTTTAGGTACTGTGATTATTGCTGTACTTGTAACATTAAAGTATTCGTCTACTGCTGCTGGAGTTACTATTGCTCTACTTGTTAAAATAGGCTCTCCACTCTCGGCAAGTGCAATAGATATAGGCGTTACTGCTGTACCACCTTCTGGTAGTGCAATATTGCCATTAAATGTTACCTGGTATCTAGCGAAGCTAGCGCATGGGTTATTCACTATTCCACGCAAAGTTACAATACCACTTTCGTTTCTGTGTACCACATAACCTTTATTACAAGGGATAGAATCATTTAATATCACTTGCTGATTAGGTTGTACTTCTTGAATAGGGTTATAAGTAAACTCAGCCATAATGTCACCCCCTAAAAGTTTCCACAGCCACAGCCACCGTTGTTTCCACCACAAGTAAAAATTGGTTGACTGCCATACACTGGCATAGTGCCTACTGGACAGTCTTTAAGTCTCTGATATAGAGCGTCTACTTCTGCTACTTGTCCTTGCTGGATCTGTGCAGTCTGTGCAATTTGCGAAGCAGACAAGTTAGCCATAGTCAACTGTCTTTCTAGGTCTCCTATCTTGTCATTCTTAGCATCTAGTTCTAACTGACAAAGTTTATCTAGGATAGCCTGGTTGTTTCTGTTGCAGTTTTCTATAATGTCTCTTGTGTTGTTTGCATCAGCAAAGCGTGTTGCACTTCCTTCACTCTGAATAACGTTCTGTGTCTGACAGTTCGCTAGTCTGTTTTCACAGCAGCAGTTTTGTAACGCCATTTGATTATCGAAGTTCTGTTGCATCTGTGTCATAGCACGATTACATGCAGCCACTTCAGCAGTTGAAAAACCGTCTGTAATAGCGTTTTGAATACCACTTAACTGTGATGTTAGTCCTGCGTTGTCAAAGCCACGATTTACGTCATTTTGTGTCTGTGTGTTGTAAAAATATGGTAGGACTCCGTCGTTGCCATAGCCACCAAAGTTACCCCAGCCACCATTAGCAAAGAGTAAAAGTAGGACTATCCACCAACCGTCTCCACCAAAATTGTTACAGCCACCGTCAATAGCTGCAAAGTCGGCTGGACTCATTCCACCGTTTTCTGTTAAAGCCATAATGTTTTCTCCTTTTTAATTTATTTAATAATTGCAATTATTTTTTAAATAGTATTTGATTTTTTAGATTATTAAATTGTGAGTTAGGAAGTATGTTTTTATTAAGTAGGTATTGTCCTATCTCACTTGGAGATTTACCTTGTATTTCGCTAAACTGTTCTTGGTTAATCTTCCCCTTCTGATATAACAGTTGTGGTAGTTGACTCGGATTCTGTTGTATCTGCTGTACCATTTGCATTATATTCATACTTAATCTCCTTTATCTCACTTCTTAACTTTTCTATATCTTCTTTAGTTGCATACTCACTGGGTTTGTCTATTGTTTCTGTTTGTTCAAACGTATAAACTTCTAGTGGTTTTACTTGTCCAGACTTCTCTACTGTTTTAATAAAGAATTGTTTGTTGTTTCTGTCTAACAAAAATACTGTGCTATCTGGGTTTACTATCCAGTTCTCAGCTTCTTGTTTAGAGTTCACATAGTAAAAGTTGCCACCGTTGTTAAATGTTTGTGGCGTGTTGTTAAACACTGGACTAAATGGATAATTGTAATAATTCATAAGATCACTCCTTTACAAAGTATGATGTAATAATTTCATCACCACTGTCCCACGCATCATAATAGTCACCACCTATAACTGCTATGACGTGTGAGCCAGTAGCAAGTATGTATTTTCCTTTAGGATTCTTCTCACAAAACTCTCTTACCGTTATTGATTTTGTCAATTTTTGAGAGAATCCGTTGTCGGTTAAGTATTTCTCCCACACTGCATTAGAAGAAGGCATATCGCACGATTTTAAGCCATATAAGGCTAGTTCTATATATACTCTGTCCCACGATTTATCTAGTGCTATTGTGAGCGCTCTGATAACACAGTCTCCCACTTTTTTTCCACACTTGTTTGGGTTATACCATTGGTACATATAATCTCCCTTCGGACTGTTTCATTGAATAATAATAAGCACTTCGTCAGTGTCACTGGATCTACGTTTTTTAGATCTGTTTTTGTAATCATACTTACACTCCATTACCACTGTTAAAACCGTTATCACGTCCAGCAGTGGTATATCCTTTAGTTTTTCGCTATTTAATATTTTCTCGATAATCTCTTTATTCATACATTTATGCTAACCTTTTTAGGTGATAATTAGAATGTCGTGTTTTTGCCATAAATCTGCACTATTTTTGCACAAAAAAAGAACGCCCACATTAAATAGGCGTTCCCTTCAGATTAGGAGAAACAATGATTTATAAAATCTTGATAATTTTTCTGTTTACTCGTTGACTAATTTTATAAGCATAGTCCATACTTATATCTAATTCTTCTGCCACTTCTTCTATGGTATGTCCCCTGCTTCTCATTTCAAACATGGTTATCTCATAATTTACAAAGTTACATTGTTTTCTTAAATAATCTAACTCTGGTGTGGTAAAATGATCTATTTTCATTTTCTTTTACGTGTTGCCCTTCTCACAGCTCGTCTAGGTCTTGCAGTAGGTCTTGCTGCTGGTTTTCTTCCACGCTTAATTGTCCTTGTTATTGTCTGTTTTGCCATTGTTTATATCTCCGTTATTTCCTATATAGTTGTTTTGTCCGTCTTTGTTGTCTTGTTCTATGTTTGTAGTATCTTCTAGTGGCTGATAACTATTCCAGATCTGATAGCATATTGTACCTACTAATAATGCTGACACTACACATAGTGCGATAATAAGCCTTGTAATAATGGTATGTAGTCTGTAACATTCTTCTGCGTGTTCTTCCTTTTGTTGTCTTAACACGTCTAGTGCTAGGTTACTTTCTTCTTTCATTTTTCATATCCTTTTTTAACTCGTCTATGTCTTCTAAAATATTCTTCTGGTTAGTGTCTAGTTTAGTGATAGCAAGTTGTGCTTCTGCCATACGTTCTTGCAAGTGATTATATTTTTTCTGTTCTTCTGTCAGTTCTTCTATCTGGTATTTCATCTTGTAAAACACGCCAAACAATGCTGACAATGTAATTACTAAACTAAACAATGATATTATAATGTTAATGTCTAACTGCATTTTGTATCTCCTTATGTATGCCTACACTTCCTAGTTAAAGGAAGCATAGGACTTACTACACTCTAAACGTTAATTATTATGTGGTCGTGTGCCTTATTAGGCATATCTCCCTTGTGCCATTTTTTCTTTGCTTCACTTACTGATATTTTCTTAAACTTACCAGTTACTTTACAATTATTCCAAATTGTAGCAGTTGTGCTAATTGGTATTAAAGTCTTGCCATAAGCCATATTGATAACTGTACTTGCAAATGATGAGCAGTCGCAGTTTACCTTTTGTTTTTTTAAGGCTTTTAGTACCTTCTTTAGATTCCAATTACACTTACTTGCTAAATTAGGTAGTTCATACCTTCCGTCTTGATTATATCCAACGCTAGAATTGTTAGCCAAAGTTTTAGCAATTTTAGCCGCTTTTCTTCCTTTTAGTACAGACTTGTAACGGATAACCATATTCTGTCCAAAGTAGTAGTAGTCTCCCACTCTTACTTCACGTCCAGTCTGGTCTCCAGGTTTACCACCAGTTGCCCTTCCGTTTTCGCCTATACTTGCCCATGCAAATTTATTAGCCATTGTTTTTCTCCTTGTTATACTTATTTGTACTAATACCTAGTATCACACCTAAAAATGTATCTGCTACCATAATAGTTGCTGGTATCTCCTTAACAAAAGGTAGTTTCCATATCGCAGCAAGTCCAGCGTATAAACTCGCTAGTGCTGGTAAAACTATCTGTGCGATAAATTTTAGTGCGTCATAAGTTTTGTTACTTAACTTCATTATTCAGCACCACCTTCTGAATCTGGGGTAGCATCATCACTTCCACCTTCGCTATCATCACTTGGTGTATCGTCTTCCTTAGGCTCGTATGTAAAGTCGCAGCTATACTCTTTAACTATTTCTTCATCATTAGTTAAGTCTTTGTATGTGAAAATAATCTTTTGTAAATCGTCATTCTTGATACGCTTAATCATTACTCCGTCGTATGGGTCAGTAGCATCTTCATCATAAATTTTTACCTTCTTCTCTACTAGGTTTCCACTCTCGTCTGTCTCGATAAATGTTACCCACGCTTCTTCTGCGCTGTTAGTAGCCTTAAATGCAAAAAAGTGTCCTTCTTGCAATTTAGTGTCTCCACTAAAACCAGTATAGTCTTCCATATAAGGTAGTGTAGCAGTTACGCTATCGTCTCCTATTGTTACGTCTGTTTGCAAGTCTGTTAGTTCTGCGCCTAGTAAATTGTCACTTTCTCCAGGCTCGGTAAAAGTGATAGTAGGTAGAGTGTATGAATACTCTACTGTGTAGTCTGCATTATCACTATTCGTTCTTGCAAAGTGATGTCCTTTTACATTCTCGCCTAGTGTGTCTAGTGTCTTTGCTAGTTCTTCTTTTGTTACTCTCTTAATGCGTGTTTCTGTTGCCATAATTTAATCTCCTTTATTCTTCATTATTTATAGGCATAACCACCCAATGCTGTTTTATTATTGTCTTTAGTTCCTCATATTCGTAGTCTAGCCATTCTGTCTCTGGGTCATACTCTGGTTGTTCTTCTACTACTAAATCTTTAAAGCCTACTTCTCTTGCTTTCTCTTCGTTGTTTGCGTAGGTGATACCATCTATTATTACATAGCCTTTGTATCGTTCTATTTGTTTTTTGTTTTTATATTTTGCTAACATATTATGCTCCTATATCTCCCAAACTTTCTCTCATTCCATATACATAAAGTTTTGTTCCTACATCATATCTACTAGAAGAACTAGCCCAAACCCCTAAAGTTAGATGTGTTACATTCTCCCACAAAGTGTTTAAGTTTGTTCCGTATGCGTTTGTTCCACAAATAGCCTTATCACTTGTGCCTTTAAAGAAAACAATAGGCATTTCCCAATATGAACTTGGAATAGTAAAAGTTTGAGTTAAAGCCCTGTTGTTATAATATG